TGGCACCAAGATTGTATGTTTTGGAGGGGTGTACAAACCCAGGAACGTGAAGGATGAGTGGCTAAAGGCCGCTTGGAGATAAGGACTACAAAATGGCCGCTGGTGATTCCGCACTATCAATCTGCTCCGATGCCCTGCTCATGCTGGGGGCCAATGCCATCTCAAGCTTTAACGAGGGCACAGACGCAGCCAACATCTCTGACCGGCTCTATTCAGACCTGCGAGACCAGGCCCTGCTGGTCTACCCCTGGAGCTTCTCTTTCAAAAAGGTCAAGCTCAGTAGGTTGGTCACCACTCCCACCACAGAATACCGTTACGAGTACCAGCTGCCGGGTGACCGGCTAGGCCCACCGAGGGCCATCTTCACTTCTGCTTCGCCTGGCCAGCGGCCGGGCAAAGAGTACCGCATATTTCAAGACAAGCTGCTGACCGACTACGAAGAGGTCTGGATTGACTATCAGTATTCGGTGCAAGAGTTTGAGATGCCGGTCTACTTTGTGCAGCTGCTCAAGTACATGATGGCCTGGCACCTGGCCTACCCGATCACCGATCAGGACTCAAAGGCTCAATACTGGCAGGGCGTGGCCGTTGGCTCACCATCCGAGAACGGCCGGGGCGGCTACATGAGGACTGCTATCCAGATGGATGGCCAGGGCCAGCCCACCAATTACATTGACGACTTTGCCCTGATTGCGGTCAGACAGTGACACGATTTGTCTCAATCCAGACCAACTTCTCGACAGGGGAGATGGACCCGCTCCTTCGGGCGCGGGTTGACCTGCCTGCTTACGGCAACGCATTAGAAGAGGCCACCAATGTGGTGGTGCAGCCCCAGGGTGGCGTGCGTCGCCGTCCTGGCCTGCGCTATGTGCTTGACCTGCCCAACAGTGGCGCAGAGTCTGCAGCCAATGGGGTGCGCCTGGTGCCCTTTGAGTTCAGCACCAGTGACAGCTATATGCTGTGCTTTACCCACAATCGGATGTATGTGTTCAAGAACGGGGCACAGGTTCTGGATTTTAATGGTGGCTCGATTGACTATCTAGACACCTCGAGCCTGGGCCTGACTGGTGCTAGGCTTGCTACGCTGGGCTGGACGCAGTCGGCCGACACGCTGATCGTAGTGCAAGAGAACATCCCGCCGATCAAGATTGTGCGAGGCGCTACTGACTCGGACTGGACCGGCTCGGTCATCACCTTTGATTCGACCCCTAAGTACGCATTCACGATCACTGCCAGCAACCCTGCAGGCACCCTGACCCCGTCGGCCGTGTCTGGCAAGGTGACCCTTACGGCCTCCACTGGCACGCCTTTCAGTGCTGCCTCGGTTGGCCAGTACATCAATGCCAGCCCACAGGGCCGGGCCAAGATTGTGCAGTTCACCAGCAGCACGGTAGTGCAGGCCATCACCGAGTTTCCCTTCTTTAGCACTTCGGCCATTGCCAACAATGATTGGGAGCTCGAGACTGGTTACGAGGCTGTCTGGTCGAACACTAGGGGATACCCCAGGTCGGTCACCTTCCATGAGGGCCGGCTTTACTTTGGTGGTTCACGGGCCCGGCCGTCTACGGTCTGGGGTTCTAAGGTCGGCCTCTTCTTTGACTTTGAGGCCACAGAGGGATTGGATGACGATGCCGTCGAAGCCACGTTGGACACCAATACATTCAACGCAATCACAGATATCCAGGCGGGCCGAGACCTTCAGGTATTTACAACAGGTGGCGAGTTCTACTGCCCCCAAGAGGGCCTCCAGCCAATCACCCCTGACAACTTCTTTATCAAGTCTACGACCCGCAATGGCAGCCAGGAAGGCATCCGGGTCCAGCAGCTAGAGTCGGGCACGCTGTTCGTGCAGCGCCAAGGCAAGAGCTTGAACGAGTTTGCCTTTACCGATGTGCAGCTGACCTACGTCACCAGCAAGATATCTCTGCTCTCTGGCCACCTGTTGCGTGGCCCCACCCGCATGGCCTTACGCCGCTCGGTGGCTACAGATGAGAACGACCTGCTGCTGATCACCAACGGCACAGACGGCACGATTGCAGCCTTTTCGCTGCTGCGGGCCCAGAACGTGATTGCCCCATCCGAGTTCAGTACAGATGGTGAGTTTGTGGACGTAGGCGTGGATATCAGCACCATCTACACGGTAGTCAAGCGCACGGTCAACAGCGCCACGGTCTACTACGTTGAGCGGTTCGATGACGCACTGACCACAGACTCTGCCGTGACTGGTGGGGCTGGATCGTCTGGCTCGGCTGCGCACCTGGTGGGCAAGAGCGTGGACATTATTCTGGACGGTGCGGTGCAGGCCAACCAGACGGTGGCCGCAGGCGGCACGGTGACGTTTGACAGAGCAGCTGCGAGTTCATATCAGATCGGCCTGGACTATGCGGTCAAGGTGGTGACCATGCCTGCTGACCTCAAGATATCTGCCGGCACCCGGCTGGGGTTCAAGAAGCGGATCGTAGAGGTTAACGTATTTGTTAAGGACACCCAGCACCTGATCATCAATGGCACCAATGTGCCTTTCCGCTCGCTGGACGATCCGAATGTGCTCGACGAGGAGGTGCCAGAGTTTACCGGCACCAAGACCCTGCCTGGGATTCTTGGCTATTCAGAGGAGGGAAAGATCACCATCGAGCAAGATATCCCTCTTAAAATGATTCTGCTGGGATTGGAATACAAGATCAGCACTTATCCGGGGACATAACATGGCAGCTCTTGCACCAGCTCTTCCAGCATTAAAAGCAGTCGGTACCGTTTTGGGCATTGTTAGCGCTATTGGCGGCATACAGGCCGGTCAAGCACAAAAACGTCAGTATGAATTGCAAGCCCAACAGACCGAGGTTGAAAGCCAGCGCAGGGCTATCCAGTACGGCCAAAGGTCCAACGACGTTCTGCGCCGCAGAATGCAGGTTAATGCTGCCATTGCAGCTAGGGCTTATGCCGGTGGCGTGGACCCTTTCTCTGGAAGCCCAGACCTGGTTCGTGCAGCCAATGATACTGTGGCCGGCCGAGAGTATGCCCGCCTACTAGAAGATGCAGATGCTGCCATTAGGAGCGGGGCCTTCCAGGCCGAGGTGTATCGAGAAGCTGGGGCTACTGCAAAACGAACCGCTTACTTTAGCGCCGCTACCAAGCTTGCCACTATAGCGGCATCATCTGCGGGGGATTATCTTGATGCCACCCAGGCACCAGCTCCGATTGAGAGCAGAAGCTTTCCGTCTACTACTGGGGGCAGATAGACATGGCACGCCTTCCACGTTTCCAAGAGTCTGGCCTGATCTCGGCAGATATTCCCCGCATGGATTTCGCCAATGTTCGAGAGCAATCCAGACAATCCCAGGCAATTGGAGATGCCCTGACTCGCATCTCTGAGTTTGCCTTTGGTGCAGCGCAAAGGCAACGAGAGCAAGAAAACAAGCTCATTGGTATCCAACTGCGCACAGACCTGGAGATGCAAGCTCAGGTCGAGCTGGCCAACCTTACGGCCCAGATTGAAACTCGGCAGCTTAAAGACCCCAAGGTTATCCAAGAGACCCTTACGGCATTGGCCCAACAGGGTGCCCGGACTCTGGGGCAATACAGTCCAGAGCAGGCCAGTGGATTTGCAAACACGATTGCCAGCCAGGGGCGGGCCATCATTGCCAAGAGTTCGGACCTGTATGTCAAGGAATACCAGGCCGGCATAGACGTGCTAGCCAACGATGCCATCCGTGCCCAGTCTCTGAACCTAGAGACCGTCTACGAGACTGCGCCCACCATTGAGGCTGCCTTGGGTGCTGTCGTTGAAAGCCGGGGCCGTATCGGTGCAATTGCTACCCAGTCGAGCAACCCTGGAAGGGTGATGCAAGATTTTGAGAAGGCCTCGATCAACGCCAGAAATAATGTTTTGGTGCGTGCGTTTAGCTCACCCGAGTTCGCAGAGCGGCCATCAGCTGCCCTGGCCAAGCTTGATGCTGGTGATGCCGGCCGGTACTCGGATGTCTGGGCGACCATGACATTTGAAGAGAAGGACGTGGTTCGGGAGCGCATCCTCAAGCGGCAAGCAGATATCTTCTCGCAGACAGAGCGGGAGCGTAAGGCTGCAGACGACGCCAACAAAATCACCGGCCTGGACATTCGGGAGCAGCTCTACCGTGGCCGCATTGGCCCTAATGAGGCCATTAAAAGGCTGCGTGCTATCAATGACATCAGTCCCTCTGAGATGCAGGCCATCCTCAAGGGTGAGGCCGGTGGTGCCAGCGACGAGCTTTATGGCCGATTCGAGGGCCTGGTTGACCGTGGCCAGCTAGGTGAGGCCGCCATTGATGCTTATGCCCGTGCTGGCCAGATGAGCTGGAAGCAAGCCAATACACTCAAGAAAATGGTCAGGGGCACTGACAAGGATTACACCGAGGCCAAGCGGTTTATTGACAAATCTCTGGGCGTGCCTGACCCGATGGTGCCTGGATTCCGCAACGAGCGTGCTCGAGCTGCCGAAGTGCAGACGCAGTTCATTGAAGAGCGTGAGCGTGCACTTGCAAATGGTGAAGCCTTCAACCCGATCGAGACTGCAAAGCGGTTGGTCGCTGGCCGCAAAGAGCAAGACGACGTGAAGTTGCAAGACGCTGCTAAGGACAGGCTACGCAAGAAGCTCGAGGAGGCCGGCCTGCGCTACAGCGAGGACTACACGGCAGAAGACCTCAAGCGGGCAGGTGTCAACAACCGAGATGCTAAGACGATCACCAATCTGCTCAAACAGGTGAGGGGCGAATAATGAGACTGGAAGAAGTGTTTCTCAATGATCTCGCCCAGGCAAATGTGCTTGATGTTGCAACAGAGATGGTCGCTGGCACTGAGCCAGAAGGTGCCAAACCCATGAGCCTTGGACAGTTTGCAACGACCATGGCAGACGTGCCTGCGGGTTTGGTCAAGGGTGCCGTGCAAGGAAGCATTGGCCTGCCGGGAGATATCATCTCGCTGGCCCGTGGCCTGTATGACCTGGGCGCATCTGGTGGAGACCTTGATGCTTTCCTGGCTGGGCTTGAGAAACCAACCGGCCTGCCAACAACTGAGGATGTCAAAGAATTCTTTGACGAAACCCTTGGCATTCCATTGGTGCCAGAGGATGCTGACGAGATTAGAAAGCAGGTTGCCAAGATTCCAGAATTTGTGGGCGAGCTCGGCGGCGGTGGTAAGACGGCCGTCGAAGGAACCAAAGCAGTTGCCAAGCGGGTGCGCAAGAAAAAGGCGGCAACTGCGGCCACGGGTTTGGTTGCGCCGGCATCTGCCGAGACATCAACGGAGCAAAAATAAATGGCCATCAAACCCTTAGAGACCCGACTGGACGACCTGGCCGAAGCACAGGCTGGGATCAATGAGCTCAAGGCAGAGCAAGAGTCGGACGTGCTGGCCGCCGAGCCCATTGAGTTCCAAGAGACCATGCCGCTTGAGGGTGGGGAGCAGGTTGCTGGCCTGGGGCTCAGTGGCATCAAGAGTCTTCTTAAGGCTGCGCCCAGGCGCACCGAGGCACCAGTGGTCCAACCCGGCAAGACGGTGGAGACCATTGGCCCGTATCAGGTCATCCCAGATGCCGAGCCCAAGGTGGCCGAGGACATTCTCCAGGCTGCGCCCACCATGCCGACCACCGGCAAGCCCAGCCCGAGCCTGGCTGAGATACAGGCAGGGGTGCCAGAGACCGCATTCAATCTAGACCAGATCACAGACTCGGATGGCCTGAAGCAATTTATCGAGGCCACCGGCAGGGCCTACGGGGCCGACAAGCTGACGAAGGTGTCATACAAGGACATTGCAACCAAAGCGGCAGAGGAGGGCTATGACGAGGCTTTCCTGGCCAAGATTATTAACCCGATGGAAAAGACCCAGGCAGACCCGGCGTTTGCCTACAAGATGATGCTGGCCCTGGTGGACTCGGGCAAACGGGCCTTTGATCTGGGTGAGCAGGTTAAAGCAGCACAGAAGTCTGGAACCCTTACGTCCGAGCTGGCCACTCAATTCCAGCAGGCCGTGGCCCTTGAGGGAGTTATGCTCAAAGCTGCCCGTGGCCGGCAGGCAGACATTGCCCGCACCCTGGGCATCTTCTCTCAGGCACGGCAGTCCAGCGCCCAGCGTGGCCAGATGCTCGATGCCATCCTCAATGAGGCCGGTGGCATGACCAATGCCTACAAGCTAGCCGAGCGCTACACAGCCCTGGACAGCAAGTCTGCCCGTGCGGCCGTATCCGAGAAGACTATCTCTGGCCGGGCCGTAGACGTTTGGATGACCACCTGGATCAATGGCCTGCTTTCCAGCCCAGTGACCCATGCCAAAAACATTGCTGGCAATAGTCTGTTCACGGCCATGCAGATTCCAGAGCGTGCGATTGCCAGCGTGATTGGCAAGACTAGGACGGCCATCTTCGGTGGCGAGGAAGCTATCACTGGGGACGAGGTATATGCCCAGGCCATGGGTATGCTTCACGGTCTGCGAGAGGGGTTCGACTTTGGCAAGACTGCTTTCATAAAGAACGAGGCCACCGACCCCTTTACCAAGATCGAAGCTGCCAGAGCTGGCCGCGACCCCTTCGACGTGTCATTTGGTGACAGCGACTTTGGCAAGGGTCTTAGTAACGCACTGCGTTATTACGGCAATTTCGTAACCCTGCCTGGCCGTGCCCTGATGGCAGAAGATGAATTCTTTAAGGGCGTGGCCTACCGCATGGAGCTCAATGCCTTGGCGGTGCGTGAGGGCCACAAGGAATATCGGGCGCTCATTGCCTCTGGTGCAGACGATGCAACGGCCAGCCAGGCCATGCAGGCCACCATCACCCGTGTGCTGACAGACACGCCAGACGACATCGACGAGGCGGCCAAGGGATTCTCTCGGACCACCACTTTTACCCGTGATCTGGAGACAGAGCTGCAGGGCATCCAGCGATTCCTGGCCAACCCGCTAATGAAGATGTTTGTGCCATTTGTGCGCACGCCGACCAACATCATGCTGGAGGCTATGGCCAGGACACCAGGTCTTAACCTGGGCAGCCCACGGTTTTGGTCCGACTACAACGCCGGTGGCACCCGCAGAGACATGGCCATGGCCAGGGTCACCCTGGGCAGCGGCATGGTGTTTGGTATGGGTGCCTATGCCCTCGAGGGCAAGATGACGGGATATGGTCCGTTCAGGACCGAGGACCGCAAGGCACTGGAAGGCACCGGCTGGCAGCCCTTCTCTTTTGTGTTCAATAAGGACGATGTCAGCGACGAGGATATCGCCAGGTTCTCTGAGATCACAAAGATCAATGTCGGGCCAGACAAGGTCTACATCTCTTATGCCGGCCTGGAACCTGTAGCCACCCTGCTGGCCATTGCAGGCACGGCAGGCGAATACTCCATGATGGAGGCCGGCGAGGCCGACATGGAGCGCCTGATGCTAGGTGGTGCCTTAGCCACCTACACCTATCTGGGCGACCAGCCAATGCTGTCTGGCGTGGGCGATATCGTTAAGGTATTCAGCTCTGGTGCTAAGGATGCGCCAGGCTTCTTGTACAACCTCTTTGCGCAGGTCAGCAAGCAGGGCACTGAGTTCCTGATTGGCGGCTCACCCGCTGGTGCCTACTCTTCCATGCTGGCCGGGGTGGAGCGCTACGTTAACCCGGAGCGCAGCCAGGTGCTCGAGGCCGTGAGTGACGTAGAGAAGATGCCGCTCGACGGTGCGGTCAAGGGATTCTGGGAGGCCGTCGGCTACTACAAGTCTCGCAACCCGCTGACCGCTGACAGCCTGCCACCGATGCTGGACACGATTACTGGCCAGGTGAAGAAGGCCGGCAAGGGCAACCTGTATGAGATGTTCTCCCCAGTCAAGCGCAGCGATGGCACAACCAGTATGGCCCATGCGCTGCTGGTGGAGTACGGCATCCCGCAGTACCAACCACCCAAGAAGATCGACGGCATCGAGCTCAACGCCGAGCAATACATCCGGTGGATTGAGCTGGCCACCGAAGATGGTCAGCTGGCCCAGAGCATTGAGCGGTTGGGCGAGAGTCCAAGCTTGCGCAGGCTGGCGGCCGTCAACCTGAAGGATGCACAGGACGTTCTCAGAAAAGAGATATCCGATGCTTACTCAAGGGCGAAGGATCAGCTGCTCGCAGAGAACCCAGACTTACAGGATTTGCAGCGTGAACTCAAAGAATTGCAGGCCGAAGAGGGCCAATATAAACGGTAGACCACAGGCCAGATAGCGCTTAGATTCCACACAGGAGGATTCAAATGGCAGTCCCTATTTCAAACGTAGTCCGACGCATAGTATTCGCTCCCAGCGGGACTGGGCCGTATGCCTTTACCTTCGAGATTCTGGCCGCAACCGATATCGAGGTTTACAAGGGCGATACCCTCCTGACCCTAACCACCGACTACACGGTGACCATTAACCCTAATGGCACTGGATCGGTCACCCTGGTGGCCACGGCCGGCACAGACAACATCACCATCGTGGGTGCCAGGACCATCCAGCGCACCACAGACTTTGTGACGGGTGGAGACCTGTTCGCCAATAGTCTGAACGAAGAGCTCGACAGTCTGACCATCTTCACCCAGCAGAATGCCGAGGCCGGTGACCGTGCGATCAGAGCCCCGGTCACAGACCCGACCACCATCGACATGACCCTGCCCACCAAGACGGACCGGGCTGGCAAGTATCTGTCGTTCAATGCCTCCACTGGTGACCCAGAGGTGGTCAATACCGTGGTCGATATCACTGCGGTTGCGAACAATGCAACCAATATCAATGCAGTGGCTGGCCAGATTAGCCCGGTCAATAACATCTCGACAGTGGCTGGAGTGGCCGCCAACATTACAACCGTCGCAGGCATAGCTGCGAATGTGACCACTGTTGCTGGCATCTCTAGCAACGTCACCACCGTGGCCGGCATCTCTGCTGACGTGACCACGGTTGCAGCTGATGGCACCGACATTGGTACGGTGGCTGGCCTGTCCACAGAGATTGCAGCCCTGGGGCCGATTGCCGCAGACATTACGACGGTGGCTGGCATCGACTCGGACGTGACTGCTGTGGCGGCAGACGCTACAGACATTGGTACCGTGGCCAGCAACATTGCCAACGTAAACACGGTGGCCGGTATCTCCTCCAATGTCACGACAGTCGCTGGTATCTCGGCAGATGTCACGGCCGTGGCAGGCGATGCAGCAGACATTGGGACGGTTGCGAGTATCGCAGCCAGTGTCACAACGGTGGCAGGGATTGCAGCCAATGTGACCACCGTGGCGGGCATCAGCTCGGATGTAACCACAGTGGCCACCAACGTGGCAGACATTACCAACTTCTCGGATGTATACCTGGGGCCTGCCTCGAGCGACCCAGCCACCAGGAATGACAGCTCTGCCCTGCAGGCCGGTGACCTGTACTTCAATACCGTAGACGATGCCATCAAGGTCTACACAGGTTCTGCCTGGGTAGCTGCCTATATCACTGCTGCAGGGTTTGTGACTGTTGCAGATGCGCAGACCATCACCGGGGTGAAGACCTTTGACAATGGCCTGGCCACCGACACCATCTCTGAGGAAACCTCTGCGGCTGGCGTGACGATTGACTCGGTTCTGCTAAAGGATGGCCTGGTCGGTATTGGCGCAGACGGGTCTGCATCTGCCCCGTCTATTTACAGGGCAAGCGACACCAACACAGGCATCTTCTTCCCTGCGGCTGACCAAGTAGCAATCGCTACCAATGGTGTTGAGAGGGTCAATCTAGGCAATAGCGCAACTGTTTTTAATGACGGCGGTGGTGATGTCGACTTCCGTGTTGAGGGTGATACCGATGCGAACCTGTTGTTCGTGGATGCTTCTGCTGACAGGATTGGAATCAATAAATCCGCACCTGACACAAAACTAAACATTGGATTTACTGGTGCAGACGCTGTAAACACTTTGCGTATTGAAGGCTCAAACGGTTCCTCTGAAAGATACGCTTTAGACATTCAAGCGGACGGGGCAAATGCCCTTGCAAAATTTTTAATCGGTACTGGTAATGGAGCGCCTACCGAGCGTATGCGTATCGACTCCAACAGTAATTTGTTTTTTAACTCCGGCTATGGCTCAGTTGCCGTTGCATACGGATGTCGTGCTTGGGTGAACTTCAACGGAACGGGTACTGTTGCGATTCGTGAAGATGGGAATGTGTCGAGTATTACTGATGACGGTACGGGAGTTTATACGGTAAACTTTACAACGGCAATGCCGGATGGGAATTATTCTGTTTCTGCTTCAACAATGGAAACTGGGTCAACCGGAATAACCGATTGGAGTGCGGCTATTAGACGAAACACAAATGTTTCAGATTCAATGGCAACTACATTTGTGAAAGTAGCAGTATTTACAGCCGGTTCCGCTGTTGTTGACGCAGGCGTTGTTGTTGTCTCGGTTTTTCGCTAAAGGACAAACATGAACCAACGAATTATTTACCCTACTGATGCCGGCGGCGTGGCGGTCATTGTCCCTTCCCCCAACTGCTTAAAAGAACACACCATCGAGGAGATTGCCGCAAAGGATGTCCCTGCTGGCAAGCCATACAAAATTGTGGATGTGGCAGACATTCCGTCAGACCGCACTTTCCGCAATGCGTGGACGGTGAACGAGGCAGACCTGACCGATGGCGTGGGTGCTGAATCCAACGAGTTTCCCGTGAAGGAGCAAGCATGATCTCGATTGACATGACCAAGGCGAAAGACATTGCCCATGAGAAGCGTCGTGCCGCTCGTGCCGAAGAGTTTAAGCCCTACGACGAAGTGATTATGAAGCAGATTCCGGGCGCAGATGCACAGCAAGCCGAAGCCGCCAGACAGGCAATCAGGGAAAAGTACGCCACCCTCCAGGCTCAGATGGATGCCGCTCAAACCGCTGACGAATTAAAAGCATTGCTTCCTGAGGCATAGATATGGACTGCGGTAACCGGCCAGAGTGCGGCGAGATTGCTGACCGAGCGGTAAAGAAAACCTTTGCCATCCTTGGGGTGGACATTGACAAGCCCGAGTCTGTCGAGGAGTTTCGCCAGGACCTGCGCTTTGGTAAGCGCCTGCGCAAGATTGCAGACCATGGCACGCTGGCATTCTTTGGTGCGGTGGCGGTGGCCGTCGTGGCCGCCCTTTGGATTGGCATCACGCACGCCATAAACAAGACGTAATCAAGGCGTAACAGATATCGCTGACAGTATCGCCAAAGGGGGGCGTGCTATGTCTAAACAAGTCGGGCCAGAGCTGGTCATCGTCGAGTGGGTTGATGCGTATCACCTGGATGGCTGGATGTTCGGTGCCAATCCAGAGCCAGACCCATCCCCCTGC